CCTGAATCAAGTAGTTTTAAACTCATATCTTCTGTTAAATTAAAGCCATTAGTTACGATACTACAAGCAATATTATACTTAGATGCTATTTTAATGTATTCATCTATATTTCTATTAAGTAAAGGTTCACCACTGCCTTGTAAGTTTATATCTGAGCATCCAGCTTCTTGAAGCTCATCACATATTTTTTCAAATAGTGATAGTGGCATCTTTTTTAAAAAGTCTTTTTCTCTTCCAGTAGCTTGTGGACACATTGGACAAGCATAATTACATCCACCATTAATTTCTATACTCGCATTTTTTATCATACAAAAGCCCATTCTATTCTATTATTATTTTTTAAGTATGCTTCATCTAGCTCTGGTTTATGGACGGGTGCAGGCTGTACTATTTTTCTAACTGTATGAATTTTAACTGTTTTATAAAAATCAAAGTTCAATAGCGTAATTTTAGAGGTTGTATAGCGTAAAAACCAATAAGCTGCAATTGTGCCTGTAAGAGGTCTATCAATATTTATCTCTTCTGTCATCTCTTTCCAATATTTTGGATTCCAAAAATATGTTTTATTATACCACTCTTCTGGATAATTTCTGATCATATTAGATCCGTCTCTATCTCCATTACCTCTAATAATAAACTTCTCATTATTAGAACCAGAAGACTTATAGTGTTCATCTAAACCATTACAGTAGTTGTTAAACCAAATATCACAATCTCCCCATCGTCTACTAGAGTTTAATCTAACGACAATAGGATAGTTTATTTTCAAGTGAGATATATCTTTACTAGAGCCTACAATTACAATAGGTTTATCGCCTATATAAGAAATTATATCTGACTTAAGATGTTCGCTCCTAGAAAGTATGGTTTCTAAAGAGTTCATATTCTTTTAACCACAGATCTGCATACTCACATTGTTTATATTCATCAAACCAAGGTCCTCCCTCAGTATAGTGTAACGCCCGTGGAGTACCATCTTGTGGCTCTTGATACCACCCAACGAGCCAATTCCACTCTAAAGATATTTCTCCAATATCAAAATCATTTAGCCAGCTAAATCTATGTAAGTAAGATGGAGAAGCCTGGTTTATTGTATCTAACGAAAGTTGAGCATTAGATGGATGAGCACAATTCCAAATTATTAAAGAACTCCAGTTTTTTCTAGGATACTGAGACTGTTCTTTTCCGTCCATTTTAGTTTTATTTGTAGGCTTATAGTCATGTTTTACAACATATACGGCAAACTTTGTATCTAAGCTGCTAATTAAGTCTCTAACATCCTTAAGCCAAAGAAAATCACAATCGCAATATATTGCCCATCCCTCATACTGGTTAAGAAAGGGAACCATAAATCTAGTATAAGTAAATTCTGTAGACGCTCTATCATCTTTTTTCCTCGTGTAAAAACCATTATCTCTAAGTTCTTTTTGTATTAAAGGTTTAATTGTAATATTAGTTGACGAATGCCTAAGAAGAGAAGAAACGCAAACTCTCCAAGCTGCGTCTTCTCTAGCATCATAACCAATATAAACATTTGTCATTTTTTCTTAGCTTTCTTCTTCTTTACCTTTTTCTTAACTCTCTTCTTTTGTAAATTTTTGAGAGTAGAAGTTTGGAAGATCGGGGCTGTTATCATACGAATTATCCCTTTCAATGTCCCATTCTTCACAGATACTGCCAGTTTGTACCTCTAAAACGTGACATCTTTCATTTTTAACATTAATAGCTTTGTGCCATTGACCAGAGAATATAGTTGTAGTACCGAATAAACTTAAATTCTCTACAACTCCAGATCGTCTATCTATTATACAAGAACCTTTCAAGACATACCAATGTTCATTTCTATATTTATGTTTTTGCATAGAGAGTTCTTTATTAGGCTCTATTACTAGCTCTTTTATTTTATAGCCTTTTTGTTCTTCTAAAACTCTATACCAGCCCCATTCTCGAATTGTTTTTGGGGCTTTCCATTCTTCTAATATCCAGCTAGAAGAGTTCTTTTTATTATCTCCCCCAACACCAAATGCGAACATAACCCTAAGATTATTAGTAAAATGTTCAAGCTCAGGTATATTACCTTGTACTCTATCCCCTCCATTGGCAAATACTATAGACTCACTTGAGGGGTACATAGATAGAGTTTTATTGATAGCATCAGTAGCGCTATCATTACTATCATCAAAAGAGATAACTTCATCAACCATTTTTAAAGAGGATAAAACTGAATATCGTTCTTCAAAAGGCATGAAAGGCCTACCCTTTTTACGGGTAAGCCAATCATCGCTGTTTAAACCTACTACTAGTTTATCACCTAATTTTTTAGCGTCATCAAAGTAGTCTATATGCCCAGAGTGAAGAGGATCAAATCCTCCAGTTACTAGTACAATTGTCATTTACAGATACTCAAAATAGCTCTGATTTGCTGTTCTTTTTCGTCTAACTCTTCTTCATTTTGCTTTAACAAAACATTTGCTGCAGCTCTAACTGCTGTTGAGTTAAGACCGTATGTATCTTTTAGATACTTTACTCGTCTGTTTATCTCATCTCGTGAATCTGATATTGCTCCTAAAAAAGCTACTATCGCGTCTAAACATTCTGAGACATCTTCTGAATCAATTGGCTTGATCTCTTTTGCAACTTTACTCTGTTTCTTTTCTAGATCCCTATCTGACAACTATCCCTCCATTATAGGTTTTTATGTAAAAATCTGATATATTCATCCATACTATGATCATATACAGAATCAAATAATTGAAGCTTTGACCAGGCTCTAATTCTACCTCTCATTGAATCGACAAATCTCTGAAATTTATTCATCTTAGCAATTTTTCCAGTATAAGACAAGTAAATAGGTTCACAAGTATGTCTAAATCCCATAATATAAAGTGGAACTTTTGGTACAATATCGTTATTATTTACAACTCTATAATGCTTTGTTTTAAAATGATCAACCCAATCTGAGTCTCCGACTCGAGGTGATCCATAGGTATAACATTCATCAGCAGAGAAACGTCTTGCACTAATAGTAGCTAATGCTCCTCCTAAAGAATGTCCACAAGTGATAACAGTTTTGCCACTTCTCCTTGCTTCAACCCATTGAGATAGTGCATTCCAAATCTGATCTAAAGCTTCTTTAAATCCTGTATGAACATCTCCTAAACCACTATGAGAAGAGGTTTGCCAAGCTTTCAAATCTGCTGCTAAATCAGCCATTTGATCGGGCTCAGTACCTCTAAAAATAATAATTATTGAGTCTGGTGTTTCAATAGAAACAGCCTGTGTACCGTTTCTATCATATGTTTGTTTATCTATTTCTCCCTCTATAGATATATCTTCCAAGTTTCCATAAACTTGTCCCGATAGCTTTGCGTAGCGTATCAAGTTTTGAATCATTGATGGTTCTCGACTTATAAATGATTTCCCCAATCAACATTCGCACATCAATTGGAGTTACTTTTTCATCTATATAAATGAAAACCCCCTCATTATCGTGAATAAGAGTATATCTCTTATCTTTAAATCTTTTAAATAGTTTTCTTAGCTTACCAGGCGTACGCACTTTCAGTGCGACCCAGCTATCTTCATATAGCTGTTCTACTTGAAACTTATCTACTCGTTCTAAAGAACGCACAAACTGCCTAGCTATTACTTCTCGTTCAATACTAGAAGGTTCTTGATCATTCTGAAATAAATAATTACTCATCTCTCTGCCAACCAGGATTTTCTTCTATTTTTTGTGCTCTCATTGTTTCAAACTGAATTTGCTTAAGTCGCTCTTGGTCAAAGTCATATATAGCTAAGAGAGCATAATGCATAATCTTAAACAGATCTTTTTTATTTTTACCCTCTTTTTTACCAAATCGTTGAGCATATTTCATGATATTGCCTAAACAAAATCCTTCACCATGTCCTGAATCAATAATAAACTCTGTTGCTTGAAATTGATTCATTGAATAGTGTTGAGAGTAAGTAGAATTTACATATTCAACAAACTCTTGTATGATTCTATCTTCTTCATACTTGTATTGTTTTTCTACTGACACTGTAGCTTTTCTCCCGAATACTCTATCTCTGAATTAATAAAGTCATAAAACTTTTGAACAGCAACCTCTTTGAATTTAGCTTCTACATCAAAATCTGCATATTGAAGCATAGGAACATGACGAGCCATTAGTTCTTCATCCCAGTATGTTTCTGAATGCGCATTAGGCTTCATCCAGTAGTCTGGATTTTCGGGATGAAACGACTGAGACTTGTGGAACAGCGGGCGTACGCTTTTCCAGCTTTTAACTGCTTCGATAAAGAGGTCGTCTGTATGAGAGATGTGTTTGACATCTCGCACTTTTCTATTAACTGTTTTTTCTCCGAAAGCGACTTTTTCTGTTTTAACCATTCGATGGCAGGCATAGTGGTGTGTGTCAAGTGTACAGCGGATCGGAATTCTCTGTGCAAGTTCAACGGTATGTTCAATGTCGTATCCGTTGGGCTTATCTTCATTCTCGACTGCGAGACACTGCTGTGCGTAGTCGGAGAGATAGGGGAAGTGCGTAGCAAACCGTTTGATCCCAGCTTCATGTGTTCCTCCATATAGTCCCTGAAGATGAATGTTCATTACAAAGTCTTTAGCTTCAATACCCATTAGTGAGCCATATAGTGCGTGATACTCTAGATCTTTAATAGAGTTTTCTACAACACTTGGCTTATCAGAAGCCAGAACAGTATATTGCCCAGGATGGACACTAACACGTATTTCATTTTTACGTGCACTATCTCCTGCTCTAGAGAGAATTTCTGTAATATCTTCCCAAATTTCCTGATACCACTCACGGGTAAAGTCGAGAGTGTAGCAAGGAAATAACTCAGATGAGATACGAAAACTGCGTAAATGTACTGGTTGAGTTGGAAAATATGTTTCCAAAACATCCGCCAACTTACGGCAATTCTCCAAAGCTTTTGTTTGAACACGCTCTTTTCCACCTTCTTTAAGCGCATAGGTTTTTGTGGTTGTTCCAAAATTATACCTTTTTGCAAGCTGCTTATCATGAAACTGGCAGCACTGTGAGATGCGCCAATTAGTTTTTGTTTTGTTGAAATACATAAAAAACTCCTGATTAGAATGTATATCTACTATACGCTAATCAGGAGTAGTTGTCAATTACAATTTTGATTTAACTAGTCATCATCTTCAGATTCATTAGAAGTAATTGAATAATCACTATACTTATAAAAGTCGTAAACTGTGTCCATATATTCTGATGCTAAAGTTACTTTAGACTGTAACCAAGCAGGAAACTGTTCATCATCTTCGATCATTTTGATCAGTTCTGAAGCTTGAGCTTCCATACGTCTAAGCTGAGTACGAACCATATAGCCTTCATAATCATACTCTTCACCAGGACCTGCCTTTTGTGTAAGTTGCTTTTCTCGTTCATGAAGTAGATTGACTAAATCTTCTTTAACAACTTCATCAAGTTCCCAATTAGGATCTAATAGGTTTTTATTCTCAATGCTCATCTTCTAGGTCCTCCTTTTTTGGGAGACTTTTTAGAACCACCTGGGCCTGCCCAAAGTTTTTTACGCGCCCAGTAGTTAGCGGAAAACTTATCATTTTTTGTTAACTGACCCGATTTATTTTTGATGCCTGCGCTACGAGCCATATAACTTTTACGTGCTGATTCTGAATAGTTATGTCCGTAACCTTTATGCCCAAAACGAACTACTTTGATCTCATCGCCTTTTTTAGCGAGCACAACTTGTTTGTGTTGAGATCCAGAAGTGTTGCGTTTTGGTTTATTAAATCCTGGAAATGTTTCTCCACGATACTTAATTTTTCCGCTTGGAAGTCGTTTTGCGTCTTTTGCTTTTGCCATTGTTTTATCCTTTACCAAATATATGTTGTGTTTTAAACTTGTGAGCCTGAAGCCAACTCTCTATTGAAATCAAAAGTAGCTGATTATGTTCTACCTTATATTTGTTAACTTCTATGAAAACTTTTTTACTATTTGTTTTTATAAAATCCAACTTAAGACTATTAAGTTTGAATATTTCCGACAGCATTGAAACCAGAAGTAAACTCTGCTATGTCTGTAGCAGGAGAATCACTAGCAAAAGGATATTTTTGAATAGAGTTATCTAATGTGGGGTCTGCTGGTGTTCCAGTAGGACCTGCATATCTACCTGATAAATTATACCCATGAGTAGTACTAGAGCTGCCAGTTGTGTGATCTTGTCTATAAGCTAACTCTGCAATATCTGTTGCATTTGTATCTGATGAAAAAGGAAATTTTTCAATTTGGTCTGAAGCAGGAGTAGTAAGCCCAGGTTGAAAACCTCCATGCACGTAACCATTTTCAGTACTGTTAGAGCCAGCTACAAGATATTTTCCAGCTGTTAAATCTCCTGTAACTGTAGCAGTTGAATCACTACTACCAGGCACTTTAAATATTTGAGATATGGCAGGACTAGTGGGAGTACCTGTAGGGCTGATATTACCTCTTGCTCCCGCAAAATACATAGTATCTGGTGATGCGATACCCGCACCTCTACCCTTTATAGTACCGACTCCTAAGTCTGAAGTTACTTGCGATCCTGGAGAATCAGAAGAAAAAGGAAACTTTTGAAATGATTTACCATACGTTTCTTGAGGACTCGCTTGCACCTGAAAACCTCCAAATAAATATCCATGAGTCGTGGTCATAGTTCCTGAGTTATTATCAATACTATTAGCTAGTTCTGCAATATCAATAGAAGACGAGTCAGAAGAAAATGAAGTTTTTTCAATTGCATCAGTAGAACTAGTAGGAAGTCGTCCTCCTGCTACATATCCGTAGGTATCAGAATGATGTCCTGATCCTCTGGTGCCATTATAAGTTAACTCTCCTACATCTACACTTGGAGAGTCTGAGGTAAAAGAAGTTTTTGTTATGACATCAGTAGACGCTGTTCCATCATGCTGACCCATTGTGTAACCAAAACTTGTTCCTTGAAAGTTAGATGAACTACCTGCCGCTACAGTTGCAATCTCACCTGTATATGGTAAATAACGTACTTCAACATCAGTACCATTTAAGATAGGATAAGTGTTATTAAGTGTAAGAGTAGTAGAGCTTACAACGTAGTTAATTCCTGGCTCTTGTATTAATCCGCCGACTGTAACATATAGTGTATATTCAGGGCGATTATCCGTACTAAGAGTAACTGTGTTAGAAGTACCGTCTAGTGTAAAGTAATCAGACTTAATATCACCTGCATACATGCTAAAGGTTAATGACTGTGCATCAGCATTAGCTAAGATGGAGATACCATTGCCAGTTGCAAATATAACGTTATCTGTAGCTGTAGCAGCTACTACATTCGCGTCACCGACTGTAATTGTACTAAAAGAGTTTGCAGCGTCAGCTGCATAATTAGTATTAGCATAAGCTGCGAAAGTATCTAAGTTAGCTTGAACAGTGTCAATATTTGTATTAGAAGAAGATAGCAATGAAATTGTACTAGTAACATTATCTTGTACAGTATCTATATTAGCTGTAAGTTGTGTATTTACTGCATCAGCATTTGACGAAACAGTACCAACACCTGCAACAGTTAATGAGAGTTCTTTAAACTCTACTGAATTATTTGCTGCTACATAGGTTAAGACGTGTTGATCTGTTACACCTTCATTACCGTCTGAAGCTGTATTTGAGATTAAACCTATATTTAGTTTATTAATTGCCATTTACGTTCTACCTTATACCTGTTGTCCGGCAGCTTGGGTAACGCCAATAACAAGTTCACCAACATCTGCTGCGCTTGCATCTGAAGAGAAAGGAAACTTTTGAATTACAGTTCCGTTAGAAACATAACCTGAAACAGTTGAATTTTGTGTTGCGGCTAATGTAGTTGTTGCTAATAATTCTCCTACATCTGTAGAGTTACTATCACTACTGAATGAGAATTTTTCGATGGTATCAGTATCTGCAGGACTACCTACATAATCAGTACCTCCAGATGTATACCCGTGAGTACTTGAAGAATTACCTGCACCATACATTTTTGTCACTGTTAAGTCTCCAACAGCACTAGCTGATGCGTCTGAAGAGAAAGGAAACTTATCAATAGTATTCACTCTAGCAGGAGATTGACCTCCACTATAATAGCCATGAGAGGGAGATGACTGAGCTGCTCCTGTATACCTAGCTTGTGTTAATTCACCAACATCTGCTGTACCTGTATCTGATGAGAAAGGAAATTTTCCTATAGTATCTACAACAGTAGGTTGAAAACCCCCAGAAATATAACCATGAGAAGAAGATGACTGACCGCCGTGCCACTTAGTAGCGGTTAATAGCTCTCCTACATCAGTGGCATTTCCATCAGATGTGAATGAAAATTTATCAATCTCATGTCTAATAGTAGTTGTGCTTCCTCCCGATGAGTACCCATGAGTCAAAGAAGAATGTCCAGCTAAAGCTTGACGAGATAATATTGTTGTTCCTATGTTAGTAGATGAAGAATCTGACGAGAAAGGAAATTTTTGAATTGGATTATTAGCTGGTGATCCTCCCGTTACATAACCAAAACTAGATCCTATAATTCCAGGAGATGAACTACCTCCTGCCGTCACAGTTGCAATTTCTCCTGTATACGGTAAATAACGTACTTCAACATCAGTACCGTTTAAAATAGGATAAGTGTTATTAAGTGTAAGAGTAGTAGAGTTTACAACGTAGTTAATTCCTGGCTCTTGTATTAACCCACCTACTGTAACATATAGTGTGTAATCAGGTCGATTGTCGGTACTAAGAGTAACTGTATTAGCGGTACCATCTAATGTAAAGTAATCAGATTTAATATCGCCTGCATACATGCTAAAAGTTAGTGATTGAGAATCAGCATTAGCTAAGATGGAGATACCGTTACCTGTAGCAAATATAACATTATCAGTAGTTGTAGTAGCTACTACATTAGAACTTCCTACTGTAATTGTACTAAAAGAATTTGCAGCATCAGCTGCATAATTAGTATTAGCATAAGTAGCAAAAGTATCTAAATTAGCTTGAACAGTATCAATATTTGTATTTGATGAGGACAGCAGTGAAACTGTACTAGTAACATTATCTTGTACAGTGTCTATATTAGCTGTAAGTTGTGTATTTACTGCATCAGCATTTGATGAAACAGTACCAACACCTGCTACAGTTAAAGATAGCTCTTTAAATTCTACTGAATTATTTGCAGCAACATACGTTAAGACGTGTTGATCTGTTACACCCTCATTACCGTCTGAAGCTGTATTAGATATTAAACCTATATTTAGCTTATTAATCGCCACTTATGTTCTACCTTATATTTGTGCCGCAGCCATCTGTGTTCCACCACCGATTAGTGTAGCTACGTTAGTGGCTGATACGTCGCTTGAAAAAGTAAACTTATCAATATTAGTTTGTGCAAGCCCACCACCAAAAGAGTAACCATTGAGAGTACTTTGAGTTCCTGTATTTCCATATCTAGCTACTGAAAGTTCGCCTACATCACTTGAGGTAGTATCAGAAGAAAACGGATATTTTTCTATTTGATCAACGCCATTGTTTGTATTACCATAACCTCCTATTCTATATCCATGAGTTGATGAACTACTACCTGTAGCTCCTGCTTCATATGTGCCAAGTGTCAGATCTCCTACTAACGTAGTTCCTGAGTCAGAAGAAAATGGATGCTTTTGAATAGTTGTTATACTCGATGGAGATTCGTTAGGATCACGTCCTCCATGTAAATATCCGTGAGTAAAGCTAGAAGTACCACTAGGAGATTCTAGCTCATTATTACTGGCTATTTCTCCAACGTCTGAAGATCCTGTGTCAGAAGAAAAGGGAAATTTTTGTATTGTGCTCAGAATCACTGAGGAAGGGTTTGCTGCGCCCCCTGTACTATAACCGTGCGTAGGAGAGTTAGTGCTTCCTGGTTTACGTACTGCAGTTAATAGTTCTCCTACATCAGTGCCTCCCGAATCTGAAGAGAAAGGAAATTTACTAATTGCATCAACACCTGTTGGGAAAGATGTAGGATTAAATCCCGCAAAAACATATCCTGAAACTGTAGATGATGCACCTGCCGATCTTCCGTGTCCAATAGGCAGCTCTCCTACATCTGTAGCGTTTGAGTCTGAAGTAAAGGAGAACTTTTGGATACCATCAGAATATGTGTTGCTGGGTTGTCCCGCAGAGGCATATCCAAAACTAGAACCTAAAACTATGGGAGATGAAGGAGTACTAATACCAGGTGTATTCTCTGTAGTGTTAGGAATCCAACGTACCATAACTTCAGTTCCGTTTTCAATAGGAAGTGTATTCATGAGAGTAAGGGTAGTTGAAGACACTTGATAGTGTAAATTAGGTGACTGTAATAGTCCTTCAACAGATACTAAAATATCTAAATTAGAAGAGGCAGCTTGTGTTAATGTAAAAGCATTAGTTGATCCATCAGCTATAAAATAGTTATTTACTGAGTTAGAAAGAGAGGCTTTAAAAGTAATAGTGTCCGATGCAGCGTCAGCATTAATAGTAATATTATTACCTGCTGTAAAGGTAAGAGTGTCTGTAGCTACATTAGCTACAACATTTGCTCCGCCAGCTATTAACTTTGTAAAAGTATAACCTGTAACAGCCCCAAAAGTTGAATTAGCATAAGTAGCATAGGTATCAATGTTAGATTGTACAGTACCAATGCTTGCATCTAGTGCAGTAATATTAGAAGATGCTGAAGCAACATTGTCTTGTACAGTATTAGTATTAGACGATACATTAGCATCTAATCTATTTAGGTTATCTTGAAGTACATCTGAGTTACCGCCATCAACTGAAGAAGAGGTAACAAACTCTACTTTAGCATTAGCATCTACATACTGTAAAATATCGCCATCAGAAGCTCCTGTGACATCAATTAATTGAGGAAATACTTTTCTTAAACTCATTTAAATTCTCTCTCTAAACTCCAAAACTCTCACCACAACCGCACTGAGCTGTAGCATTTGGATTTATTACTTTAAGATATGATCCACCTAGTTCAGAAATATAATCTACAGAAGACCCTAAAACAAACATCTCAGCTAATTCATCTAAAACTAAAATATCTTCTATCAGTGTACCTTTATCGGTGTCGTTAGTCAAATCCCATTTATATTGAAAGCCAGAACACCCTCCACCTTCAACACTTAAGTATACATATTGTTTAGAGTGTTCTGCAGTAATTTTTTTTAAATATTCTTTAGCTTTGTGTGTTAGGTTTAACATTTTTCACCTTTTTTGGTGCAGTCTTAACAGGTTCTGGAGCCTTAACAGGCTCTGGAGCCTTAACAGGTTCTGGAGCTTTGACAGGTTCTGGGGCCTTTCTATCAGCTAAAAATATTTTAATAGATGAAGGTCCGTACCCTGCACGTCCTAAATATGTTTTAGCTTCTTCGTCATTCATTGAAGCAATTGCTTCCATAACTTGTTCATCATTCATTATTAATCTCCTTGATAAGGTGCGCCCTCATCGTTAAACTGTGTAAAGTATGAGTTATCTGTAAAAACATTTCTAGAATTTTCTACAGAATAAACTGTTTGGTCTATTAAGTAACCAGGGTTTTCTTTAATTGGATTATAAACCCAGGCATCATCTTGCCAAATAATTCTATTATTAGGATAGGCAAAAAAATTACCATCATCCATAGCAAATAAATGTGCACATTTATGTTCAGGATGCTCAGAAAAATTAGTATCAGTATTACCTGCTTTATTTTCCCAGCCCCAGTCTAGTGTATAGCGATAGATACCTGTATGTTTATTTCCTTTGTAGTCTATCAAAGTACCTCTTAAATTTGCTAGTCTATTTCTAACCTGTACATCAATATAAGGCGAAAAACAATCCCAGTACATATGTATATTTAAAGGTAGCTTTGGAGCATCTTTCTTCCAACAAAAAGCGTGTATAGGTCTTCTTGTCCAGTTTACTCCGTTTTCCAAGAACGCTTCGAAAAGTGGTACTCGTTTTTCCATTGAAACAACAGAGTGAATATCACAAGGGGTATAGTCTCCGTAGCCTTTTGTATGATTATAAAGATACTCGTTTCTAATATAAGCTGTTATACAAGGTAAATTATGATTTAAGTATGCCATTTAAGTTTTTCTAAGTAGGTTAATTGATGAGTATAAAGATCATCTATAGTTTTAATCTTATCATCTTGTTCACATAACCATCTAAATTCTTCTATATTATTAGACCAGTATCTACCTGTCCACCATTGAAATCCTCTCTTTAGTGATTTATAAATAGAGTCAGAATTATAGGCTAAACCTAAATATAAAAAACTAAGATGTAGTTTTTTAACAAACTGTATTTCAATATACGAAGACAGCTTTCCGACTGAAAGGCTTGGATCGCTATAGTTCCACCAAAAAAATTCTGCAAAGGGTGAAGCATTCCATATTGAAATTTTTGTTATTGCTATCAATTGGTTGTTTAAATAAAAATGAATAAAGTATCCAGGTTGTGATTTAGTAAAGTATTGTTTTATATATTCATACCTTGCAACATCACTGAAACCTTTATATTCACAATATTGAAGATATAGCTCATATATACTGTGAATATCATTTACTTCTTCTTTTATTTCCCAAGTAACAGGAGTATCTCTAACTAAAAGTTTGCTTTTTCTACTCGGTGAGTAGTCTTCTATATTAATTCTAGTTTGCCTAGATTGATACCAAACTAATTTATTTGGGAAGTTAGGTAGATAAAACTCATGTGTAGGAGCCCATCCATTTTCAAAAGCATAATTCCATTCAGAATGGTCAAAATCTGCGCTAATCAAAGAGTATATAAAGTCTTTATCTCTTTGTTCACCGTGTACATGGTCAAAATAAATTTTCACTTGCGATAGTTTCTTGTTTTCTTAGCTATTTTTTTAGGTTGCTTTACGAACTGCTTACCTGCTTTTGATCCTTTTCTTTTTGCAGCATTAGTTGCGCGTTTTTCGCCAGAAGATAAAGAACTCCATGCAGCTTTAGGTAGGTATCTTCCTCGTTTAGCACGTGGCTTATCTTGCTCTTTTTTTGAAGAGTAACCCCATTTTTGTTTTGTCCATTTATCGAGTGATCTTTGTGATGCTTTTTTAGGCATTATTCAGATTTCCAAATAGTCCATGCGCCATAAGCTATCATGCCGTAAGCAATTAAACTTACAGGAGTAATAATCATTGCTACACCAGTAGCAATTAGTATAATACCATCCCAAGATGTTCTTTCTTTTAGTCTACTTTTTATCCAACCCATATCTTCTCTCCAGAATTTTACTCATTGTATTTGTTGCAGTATGTGTAAAAAATCGTGGTGCAACACCATGTATAAGTAGTGCAGGAACTAACAATTGTAGTTTTATAGCTGTTTTAAAGGCTTGTTTCATGTGCTGCAAGCCTGTTTCTCCTACGTCATTTAAGTGAGCTTTACACTGTTTACTAAACATTTTTATATTATCCT